ATGCCCCGTAAGCCCCTAAGAGTATGCGCCGCCCCTAGTTGCCCCAGCCTTACCCGCGGTCGGTACTGCGATGAACACAAGACACAGCAACAAGAAGAAACAAAACATTACAACAAACATTCAAGAAACAAAACAATAACAAGATTTTATAAATCAACAGATTGGAAACGAACAAGACAACTCGCTTTGTTAAGAGATAATTATCTCTGTCAGCATTGTTTGAAAGATCATTGCTTCACTCCGGCTGACATGGTGCATCATATTGCGGAAGTAAAGGAAGATTGGTCGAAAAGATTAGACATGGACAACCTTGTGAGCCTTTGTAATGCCTGTCACAACAGGGTTCATGGCGGGAAGGGCAAGTGACCCTACCCCCCCTATCAAAATCTCTGGAAAGGCAACGAATGGAGAACGGCGCACCCTCTTCTGCAAACAAACACCGCTTTTCAAAGTTCTAGAAAAAAACAAAATACCCTCCCGGCGAAATTGCCGAGAGGGCTTGACGTGTCTGTTTTGTTGTTAATTCCATCGTATCACGATTGGCGAAAAAAGCAAGAGAGAAAATTCAAATTTTTGATAAGAATGAGGTGAGAACATGCCAAGACCTGCAAAATCCGCGGCGCTTCAATTAATACAGGGCAACCCAAATAAAAAGAATACGGAAGAACTGGCCGTACGAGCTAAGTACGAAAAGAAAATGAAAATGCGAGCCGATAATATAAAACCGCCTACATGGTTGGATAAGGTCGGAAAAAAAGAATTCAAACGGGTTGCTGCCTTATTATCTGAGGTTGAGATCATTACGGAAGCGGACATCAGCATGTTGGCCGCCTATTGTAATGCTTACTCACAGTATGTATCAATTTCTAAAATTATTGAAGAAGATGGAATCATGATCAATACGGAAGAAAAGGACGAATACGGAAACCCGATAAAGGTTGTTGGTGAAGAACATCCTTTGTTAAAGCGGCAAAAGAATTATTTCGATCAAATGAAATCAGCGGCTAGCGACTTTGGACTTACACCGTCTGCTCGTTCAAAACTTGCTATTACTCGTACCCAAGAGGAACGGGAAAAGACTGCTGCAGAGAAGGAGTTTAAAAACGTATGAATACAATTAAACAATTTCTCATTGATTACTCGCGCGATGTGATATCGGGTGAGATTGTTGCGTGTGAAAAGCATATATGGGCTTGTCAGCGGTTTTTAAATGATATTAAAAGAGAAGGCACAAGGGAGTTCCCTTACGTGTTTGACGATGAAAAAGCCCGCCGGTTTCTTTATTGGATGACGCAATTTAAACATACGAAAGGCCCTTTACAGGGTGAAAGCATTGTTCCTGAGCCTATTCAAATATTCATCTTTGGAAATGTATACGGATGGGTTCACAAAGATACAGGATTCCGCCGTTTCAGAAAAGTCTATTGGCAAGTCGGCCGTAAGAATGCAAAAACTCAGAGTTTGGCGTGTGTCGCTTCATATGAAGCTATGGCAAACGGCGAAAACATGTCGGAGGTATACATTGGAGCTACAAAAACTGAGCAGGCTCAAATATGCTGGAAGGAGATAAAGGCCCAGGTAGAAGGGTGTGAACTTCTAAACAAACCGGATAAAAAATACAGGATAGCTTACAGTACCATTGAACACCCAAAAACAAATTCAATTATCAAAGCCTTATCTAAGGATGCTGGTAAAACAGGGGACGGTTTCAACCCTCAATGTGGCATTATCGACGAATATCACGCGCATAAAACATCTGAAATTTATGACGTTCTTGCTTCGGGAATGGGCGCAAGAAAACAACCTTTGATGATTATTATTACGACCGCAGGCTTTGAGTTAAACAATCCTGCTTATCGTGTTGAATATGATTACGTCTCTCGTATTTTGGATTCAAACAAAGTAGAAACCAACGAACAGTATTTTGTGATGATCAATGAATTGGATAAGGACGATGACATCAAGGATGAACGTAACTGGATAAAAGCCAATCCTATTGTTGCTTCTAACGAACACGGTATCGAATATTTGCGGGGTGAGCTTGAAGTCGCTCTTGCTGTTCCTGAAAAAATGCGTAATTTCCTCACTAAAAATATGAACATTTGGGTAAACATGCGGGAAAACGGATATATGGATATGCAGGCATGGACAGATTGCGGTTCTGATGAAATCCCGGATTTGAAAAACCGAGAGTGTTATGTCGGCATTGACTTGTCAAAAACAATTGATTTAACGGCAGCATCTTTTATTTTCCCGTTAGATAATGGCGGTTTCGCTGTAGAAAGTCATGGATTTATGCCGGAGGATACATTCCATGAAAGAATGAATACAGATAACGTCCCGTATGACTTGTGGAAGAAAAAAGGATGGTTGACGACAACAGATGGTGCTGTTGTTGATTACGACTATATCAGGGCCTACATTAAGAAGATGGAGAAAGAAAACGGATGGCGCATCAAGGAAATAGGATATGATCCATATAACGCCACGCAGTTTTCCCAACAGATGGAAGCAGATGGATACACGATGGTTGAGATACGGCAGGGCGTAGCGACATTGTCTGAACCAACAAAAGATTTTAGAGCTAAAGTGAAGGCGAAAAAAGTCATTCATCCTAAAAATGATTTGTTAACTTGGGCGATGGGTAATGCGGTAACAAAAGTGGACGCTCAGGAGAATATCATGCTTGATAAATCAAAATCAACTCAGCGAATTGACCCAGCAGCAGCGTTGATTAATGCGTATGTACGCGCTTCTCAAATTGATACGTCCGTTGATTTAAACTCTTATATTCGGTCTGGCGCTTTTAGTCTGTAGGGGGAATGCGGTATGAAATTAGTTGAAATGATAAAACCAATTGTAGAAGATCTCTTACTCATTGCTGGCATGATTTTCATTGCAGTTGCTTTGTATAGGATAAATGTTAACGCGGGTTTAATTACGACCGGTGTTTTTTTATTTTCACTTGCAGGACTGTCAGGTCTAATTCAGCAAAAAAATCGTGATGAGGGAGGGAGGTGAGTAAATGCTATTAAGCCGTTTGAAAAGCGGAATAAAAAATGAAATTGCCGAAGAGGATAGCGGTTCTCTTCTCCATCCAGCTACTTGGTTTAAAAATATCTTTGCTGGTACTGAAAGTGCATCTGGTGAAAGGGTTTCAAGTAAGACAGCAGTTTTACATCCAGACGTTTATGCCTGTGTGATTGTTTTGGCCGATGATATTGCAAAATTGCCGATTAAGCTTTTTCGGAATCGAAACGGCGATATACAACAGGTTCAAAACAATGTAAGTGAAATGATTCTGAACAAAGTCAATAACTATATGACGAGCTTTGTATGGAAGCGACTTTTGGTTACGCGGCTTTGCACCTGGGGGAACAGCTACAACCTTTTACTTTTTGATAAAGACGGAAATGTGACGGGAATAAGACCCTTAGATCCAGAAGCAACAAATACAAATATTGATCCTGATAACGGGCGCGTTTGGTACTCTACAACGCTTGATGGCAGATACCGCGAGTTCTTTTATGAAGAAGTGCTTCATTTTAAAAATCTGTCACTTGATGGAATTGTTGGGCAAACTCCTATTTCAGTTATTCGTGACAATATCGGATCAAATAGAGCTGCCACAAAATTTAACGCGAAATTTTATAAAAACGGGGGAGCGCCGTTTGGCGTTGTCAAAGCTCCAACCCTTTTGGACAGACAAAGTAAACAAATACTTAGGGAAGATTGGGAACGGGTGAATGCGGGGCAGTCTATTGCAGTTTTAGACGCTGGGCTGGATTATTCACAAGTGACCATGCCTATGAGAGATGCTCAATTTATTGAGTCGATGAAATGGAATCGCCAGCAGATTGCATCTATTTACAAAGTGCCGCCGCATAAAATCGGTGAACTTGATCGAGCTACTTTCTCGAATATTGAACAACAATCACTCGATTATGTGAAAACTACTTTGCAGCCATTTGTTACGAACATTGAGCAGGAATTGAATGATAAGGTTTTAACAGAAAGACAGCGGAATCAAGGTTATTACTTTAAATTTAACTTAGAATCAGAACTACGCGGAGATAGTAAATCACGTGCTGAATTTTATAAAACAATGCAGAGTGTTGGTGCATTTAGCGTGAATACAATTCTTCAAAAAGAAGATATGACTGGTATCGGCGAGATTGGCGATGAACATTACGGGAACTTAAATCTTGTGCCACTTTCAATTATGAAAGAATACCAACTCAGCAAGACGAAACAGTCCTCAGATCGCTTGAAAGGGGGTGACGACAACGGAACAGAAGGAGAAGAAGAAGAACAAGTATTGGAACATGAAGATTCTGAATGAGTCAACTGCTGAAATCACGCTTTATGGATCAATTACCGGTGAAGGATGGTTCAGTGAAAGTTCATCTAAAGCTTTTCAGTCTGAATTAAAGAGCCTAGGTGATGTGAATTCCATTGATCTGTATATCAATTCACCTGGTGGAGATGTCTTTGAGGGACAGGCTATTCATTCTATGCTCCAGCGTCATAAAGCCAAAGTTAATGTCTATGTAGATGCGCTGGCGGGGAGTATCGCTTCCGTCATTGCGATGGCTGGCGATAAAATTACGATGCCAAGTAACGCTATGATGATGATTCACAACCCATACATGGGGATGGTCGGAAATGCAGCGGAATTCCGCAAGGCAGCCGATGATCTGGACAAGATTACTGATAGTATCGTTTCTACGTATCTTGCGAAAGCAGGTGACAAATTGGACGATGCTACTTTACGCCAGCTACTGGATGATGAAACGTGGCTCACTGCTGACGAAGCATTAAATTATGGATTGATTGATGTAGTTTCAGAAACAAAGGATGTAGCAGCCTGCATTGATCATCAGGTACTGGCACATTTCAAACATGTACCAGGAAAAATTGTTGCTCAATCTGCTGCTGAATATACTGAAAGTCCAGTTGAAGATACAGGACAAGATGAATTATTAAAACAAAAAATCAATATGAAACTTGAACTCTTAAATCTATAATAAGGGTTCTTTTTATGCCAATTTTAAGGAGGACAAGCAGTTGAAACAGAAAAATTTATTAAGACTTGATGATATCCAATTTTTTGCCGGAGGTGGAATGTCTAAAAAGGAACGCGAATTAAGACAGGCTTTGGCGGAAAAACGCACTGAAATTGAAGCGATGACCGATGAAGGGAAAATGGAAGATGCCAAAAAGCTACTTGCCGAAGCTCAATTAATCAAAGAGCAAATTCAAACATATGAAGATGTCCGAAATATGCAGGTTTCGTATGAACAGGAAGAGCAGAAAGAACAAAAAGGTCCAGAAGCAAAGACCCTGCAACCGACAGATGACATTGCAGGCAAAGAAGTGAAAAATCATGTTCAGCTTTTCGCATCTGCTCTCAGAACGGGTGAAGTGCCGCGACCGCTCGCAGCTATGAAGGAAGGCGTAGATGAGGATGGCGGGCTAATTGTACCTCAGGACATTTCTACAAAAATCAATGAAAAGCGCCGCCAATTTGATACTCTGGCTAATCTTGTTGATGTCATCCCAGTATCTACAAACAAAGGGTCAAGGGTACTCGAAAAATTAGCAGAGATCACACCTTTAGTAAACCTTGAAGAATTAGCGGATATTGAAGAATTAGAGAATCCTAAATTCGAAAACATTAAATACAACATTAAAGACTATGCAGGGATTTTGGTTCTCTCAAATGATTTGCTTGCAGATACTCAGGAAGCACTTTTGCAGTATCTATCCAATTGGCTCGCTAAAAAATCGGCTGTAACCCGCAATACATTGATTCTTGAACAATTGGGTTCACTTGCGAAAACGACAGTATCTAAACAGGACGACATTAAAGACATTCTCAATGTCAAGCTTGATCCAGCAATTAATGCTACGACCCAAGTTGTAACAAACCAATCCGGTTTTAATGTGTTGGATAAACTGAAAGATGCTTTCGGTCGTTACCTGTTGCAGCCGAATCCTACAGACCCAACTAAAAAATTACTGTTCGGCAAGCCAGTAACCGTTATTTCTGATAAGTATTTGCCAAACGGCGGTTCAAAAACGACTCCAAAGTATCCATTAATCATTGGAGACCTTAAAGAAGCTGTTAAACTCTTTGATCGTCAACAATATTCTATTGTAGCCACCAGTGTCGGAGGAAAAGCGTTCTACCGTAATTCTACAGATTTGAGAATTATCGAACGTGAGGATGTTGTCCTTTGGGATACAGATGCAGTTGTTTACGCAGAATTTTCATCTATTAAAGACGCTGTTCCTGACACAGAAGATCCATCAGTAGATCTAGGGGAATAAAAAACGAAAGGATTGATTTAACATGGCAGATTTTTTAAATGAAAGTAACGGTACAAAAACATCATCAAGAGACAATGGCTCAGGGCAGCCTATTACGGATGTCTCTATCGCGGATAACAGCGAGCAAAACCCTCTCTATGTAAAAGGCCTTCAAGGAGAGCCTGGCCCTCAAGGTCCTAAGGGGGATACAGGTCCTCAAGGTCCAAAGGGTGACAAAGGAGAAAAAGGAGACACTGGCCCTCAAGGTCCTCAGGGTGAACAAGGGCCAAAGGGTGACAAGGGTGATCCTGCTGTTATCGAAGAAAAATCCATCACGTATGAAATGCTGGGTGAGAAATCAGTCCGAAGCATTAACATCGGAACAGGCAGCGTTATGCTGAATCACTTAAATACTGAAGTGAAAAACGTATTAGACGGGCTGCAAAACCAAATTGATGAGTTGAAAACGAACGCTTCTCTGAATGAAAGACAGGTGATGTCGAATGACAGAAGAAGAGAAAGTTGAATTAGAAAAGGCTAAAAAATTCCTCCGGATTGATGGTGATCTGGAGGATGATCTGATTTTAGACTTTATCGCATCAGCAAAAGAATATATTTCTTCTGCTACAGGCCTTGCATTTCCGAATAAATCAGCTAGGGCGGCAATGTGTGTGAATGCATTCGTTGCTCACTGGTATGAAAACAGAGAAATTGCTGGGACAACTTCTAACTTGGACGGTGTGCTGACTACCATGATCAATCAGCTCAAATATACATTACCGGAGGCTACTCCTAATGCTGAATGACATGAGATATCGTATTCAATTTCAGAAAAAGAAGTCTGCTGGCCGCCTTCCTGTGGATGGAAAGGACAGCTGGCAAACGGTAATTGAATGCTGGGCTAAAGCCGAAGGATTGAAAGGGCGAGAATATTATGCTGCGGCCGCCATCCAAAAGGAAAAGACAATTGAATTTACAATTCGTCATCGTGAAGATATAGACGAACATATGCGAATCATCTTTCGCGAAAAAGCTTATGAGATCGAGTCGATCTTGCCTAACTATTCTCGGCGGCATTTCATTACAATTAAAGCAAATGTGGTGAGCTGATGAATTTCGAGCTGGAATTGAAGGGTTTTAAAGAACTGGAATCTAAATTCGCAGACTTAGCCCGCAAAGACGAAAAAATCCATAAAGCAGCCGTAAAAGCAGGCGGTGCTGTATTGGCGGAAACGATCGATAATAATGCTCCGCGTTCAGCTATTGGAGGTAGTCACCCCCACATTGACGAGGACATTATCGTCGGAAACAGGATAAAACGAGACCAAGACGGAGAAATATATGCCGTTGTCGGCCCTACAAAGGACACTAAATTTCGTGTTCACTTGCCTGAGTTTGGAACAATTCATCAGGCAGCAAATCCTTTTATTCGAAACAGTATGATTCAAGCGAATGATAAGATGCTTGATGCTATGAAAAATGTCATAAAGGCAGGGTTTAAGTTATGAGTTTTTCAAATCTCATCGAAAGATCAATGCAATTAAAGGACAAGGTATTCGAAGCGCTGGAAACCAATCCGGAGCTTTTGTCATTGATTGATCCTGCCAACATTTACGAACTTGCCGTACCAGAAGGAGTAGAAAGTTTTCCTCCTTACATTGTTGTTCAGGAGATAGACTACAGAACAACTAAATGGGCTGATGGGAAGCCCATACAAGACAGCGCCGTTTATCAGATTGATGTGTACCACAATAGTTCATGCGATCCTATTTTATCCCCTATTGTGGACGTAATGAGCGGTCTGGATTTTCAGACAACTGTCTCAATCAATGAATTTTTACAAAAAGAACGTCTTATCCGAAAAGGATATCGGTTCGAAGCAAATATTTTATTATAATTGGAGGTTTTAAGATGCCTGAATACAGTTCAGTGACAGGTTTAAAAAACGTGAAATTCGCGCCATTAAAAAAGAGTGGTAAATTTTATGTTCCTACAGAAATTCTTGACTATGAATTTGCAATCAATATGAAAGTTGAAACAGAAACATCCACAGAAAAACAATATGCGGATGACAAACTTGTCGATCTTTCAGTTTCAACTGGTTCAACTAAATTGGACATTGAAATGCGTGATCTTCCAATGGAGATTCTCTCTAAATTACTTGGAATTGAACAAGACGAAAACGGATTGTACTTGTACAAGAAAAGCATCATCCCTCCTTGGGTTGCGATGACGTTCCAAGGGCCTAAAGCAAACGGCAAGTCTCGTCATGTAGGCTTGGTAAAAGGGAGATTCTCTTTACCGAGTGATGAATGGAAAACAAAAGAAGATAAAACGGATTTCCAAACGGTCAAACTTTCAGCCGAATTTGTAGATAGAGAACAGGACGATGTGTTCAAGGTCGTTGCGGATGAAGATGGAGAAAATTTCGATCTTAATCAATTTTATAAGGCGGTTTTTGGTGAAGCATACGACCAAGGCACAGAAGGAGATTCGCTTGATCTTGGTAAATAAAAGGGGAAGCTAAAAAGCTTCCCTCTATTCAGATAAAATATTTTTAACCAAAAAAGGAGAGATCATTATGGCTCAGAAACACATTTCAATTAAATTATGGTTTGAAGATGAAAAAAAGCTTAAAACTTTTATTGCGCCGCGAACAAATACAAAAACACTTCTTGAAGCGCTAAGATTAAATGCCGAAGCAGAAAAAACGGCAGATGATCTTGAAAAAAGCATTAAAATATTGGAAAAACAAATTCAGTTTGTTGTGAAAGTATTCCGCGACCAATTCACTTATGACGAGTTCTTCGAAGGTCTACAATCATTTGAAGTGACAAAAGAAATCAGCCGTATCCTTTCAGAAGTAGCTGGATACAAAGAAATCGAGGAAGCGGATCAAGATTTTTTGCAGGAGAAGAATACACCTACGAAAGAGGAATCCAGCAAATAAACGAAATTTATTCTACGCTGCTTGAACAAGGGTGGAAAATGACTGAAATAGATAACATGGACATCTACCATTACTTAGAGGTTTTGGCTGAAAAGAATGAGCCGAAAGTTAATACGGTAACGATTGATCAAATATTCTAGACAGGCGGTCACCTGTCTTTTTTGTTGAGTTTATGCCAGGAAAGTGGGGTGTTTACATATGGCTCAACCAATAGGAAATATGGTTGTTAAAGTGGGTCTTGACGATACAGGATTTAATCGAGGTATTGAAGGCCTGAAAAGGCAAATGCGCTTGGCAAACTCAGAAATGAAGGCGGCCGGCAATATTTATAAAAATGCCGGAAACCAAACGAAACTCCTTCAATCGCAAATGGAAGGACTAAGCAATAAATATAAGATTCAAGGACGTTTAGTCCAAGAACACCGTCAGCGATATGATGAATTAGCTCGTCAAAAAGGGAAGGACAACCGTGAAACGCAAATCCAAGCGCGACGCTTAAATGATGCAATAGCTGTTCATCAAAATTTAGGAAGAGAACTGCAACAAGTCAGCAGAGAATATGATACCTTGTCAGGGAACACGAGCAAGGCTGCAGGTATTTTTTCTGTCTTTAAAAAGGACTCACAAGAAGTATCAGAAGAATTAAAGGCTGTCTATAATTCAGCGACTGCAACAGGGAAGGCGCTGACAGCTATAGGAACGGTTGGAGCGCTTGGTATTGGGGCAACTGTTAAGGCTGCAGCCAGCTTTGAAAAGGAAATGAGCAGGGTTGGAGCGTTAGCAAATGCAACAAATGACCAAATGGCCGAGCTTACTGAAACTGCCCGCCATCTTGGAGCTGTAACGCAATACACAGATGGACAAGTAGCCGAAGGAATGCAGTATTTAGCCATGGCCGGCTATAAAACCAATCAAATTATCGGCGCAATGCCTGGGTTATTGGCAACCGCTGCAGCTGGACAAACCGATTTAGGTGTGACAGCCGATATTGTTTCGGACATCCTAACTGAGTTCCATATCAAAGCAGAGGAAACTAACCGCGTCGCTGATGTTATGGCGTATGCTTTCACCAACTCAAATGCCACCCTGCAAGAGATCGGCCAAACGATGAAATATGCTGCTCCCGCAGCAAAAACAGCAGGACTCAGCATGGAAGAATTAGCAGCAGCGACAGGAATCATGGCGAACAGTGGTATCAAAGCCGATATGGCAGGAACAGCTTTGCGAGCTACATTAACTCGTTTGGCTTCTCCACCAAAGCAAGCCGGAAACGCGATAGATGAATTAGGTTTGAAGGTAACTGATTCGACAGGAAAAATGCGACCACTTGCGGATATTATCGGACAGATCAACGAGAAAACAAAAGATTATACCGAAACTGAAAAAATTCGGATTGCCAAACAGCTTGCCGGACAGCATGCTCTATCGGGCTTCATTACTTTAATGCACGCTGGAAAGGATAAACTCCAAGACTTCACAAAAGAATTGGAAAACAGTGGCGGCACAGCCGAGAAAATCGCTGATCAACAAATGGACAACTTAGCCGGTTCATTTGAATACCTAAAGTCAGCCACAAATAATGCTGTTATTACACTAGGGAATCAATTTATCCCAGTGATACGCGCTACAACAGACGCTATTACAAAGGCTGTGACATGGTTTGATTCCTTGCCTAAATCTGTGGCAAGCACAATCGCCATTACAGGTGCAGCGGTAACTGTGTTCTCACTCTTGGGCGGAGCTTTCCTGCTGGCATTAGGTTCTATCCCTAAAATGGCTGCGGGTTGGAATATGCTTCGCACAGCCGCGACTTATTTAACCGGAAATGTCAACCGCGCTTCTACGAGTCTAACTGTTTATTCTGCTGATGCGATTGCGGCCGGCGCAGCTTCAAGAACAGCGGCAGCGGGCATGACTGCCACTTCAACAGCGGCAACAGTAGCATCCACAAGGATGGATCGACTACATCAAACATCTGCACTTGCCACAACTAGGGTAGGGCGACTTGAACAAACGACAACCAAAAGCGCAAAAGCGATGAAGGGTCTTGGTGGCGCTTCTCGTGTAGCGGGTCTTGGTTTGGGTTTGTTTGGCGGACCAGTTGGAACGATTGCTGGGTTAATTCTTTCTTTTGCTCCCGAACTGATCAAGTTCGGTTCAGGGATCATCAAAGCTGGTGTGAATGCAGTAAAAGGCGCTGGCGGTTTTATGAAGCTTGCGAAAAGTGGGTTTGGTCTTTTTAACATTATAAAAAAAGGTGCTGGTATTGTCGGTCTTTTGCGCGGTGGATTGAGCCTGCTGGGAGGTCCTATCGGTCTTGCCGTTACAGGTGTAACGCTTCTCACAGAAGCCGGTATGAAATATCATGACAACCTAAAGAAAAGAGTTCTTCCAGCAACAATAGATTTTGGTGAGGGAGTATCGGAGTCTACTGCAAAAGCTGTGAATGCTTACGAAGACATGAACACTAAAGTCACAGCTAAGCTTGAGTATCTCCGTTTAACCAACGGAAAAATCACTAAGAAAATAGCGGATGATGTCACAAAGCAATTTACAAAGATGGGAAATTCTCTAAAAGAAGGGTTTCAAACAAGTGCTGATTCCGCCACCAAGGTATTAAAGGAATTTTATGCTTCAAATGATGAAACATCAGATAAAGAAGCGGCTAAAATCCTCAAGAAAATCGAAGAAGGAAATGCTAAGAAACAAAAGAAAATCCAAGAATATGTGGATCGGGTAAATGAAATTTATCGAACCGCTGCTAAAGAAAACCGCGAAACTACGGAAAAAGAGGATGCAGAAATTGCAAAAATCCAAGGGGAAATGCTTGCCCAAATGGAGACAGCACTAGCCAATAGTAAAGACGAGCAAACCAAAATTTCCAAAAAGTTAAAAGAAGAATCGTCAAACCTTTCCGCCAAACAGGCAGCCGCAGTTGTAAAAAACAGTAACAAGGCAAAAGAGAAAACAATTAAAGCTGCTAAGAAGCAACGTGATGCTGTTATTGACGCTGCTGATGATCAATATTACGTAAAAGGTGCAATTTCAAAGAAAGAACACGACGACACTGTTGAGAAAGCTAGAAGCCAATCTAAAAAAACAATCAAGGAAGCTGAAGACACACATAAAGGTGTAGTCAAGGAAGCGAAGCTTCAAGCTTACGGTCATCTTGATCAGGTTAATTGGGAAACAGGAGAAGTACTTGGAGAATGGGATACATTCGTTGTTGATCTAGCAGGAGTTGTTAATAAAATTACCGGCGGGATCAATACTGTTCTTGAATTCATGCACATTCCTACCATTCCTGAATGGAAGCCTAAAGGATATAGCGGAAACTCCGAAATGAAAATAGCGCCTGGCAAGGCCTATGCAAAAGGGACAGACTTTCACCCAGGCGGAAGGGCATTAGTCGGTGAAGAAGGATATGAGCTTGCTCATACACCAGGCATCGGAACGTATGTAGTCGGAATGGGCGGGCCGCAGATTTGGGATTTACCGCGTGGTACATCAGTTCTCCCGCATAGTCAGTCAAAAGAAGTTATGGCAACCGGACTTCCCGGTTATGCAGGAGGTGTCGGAGACTTCTTCAAAGACGCTGTCAATGGCTCTAAAAAGCTTGTGAAAGGGGCTATTTCAGCAGGTAAAGGTGTTGTCAATAAAGCGAAAGATGTTGCTTCAGGGGCTATGGAAATGATCCTGAACGGACCTGAGAAAATGATTAAGAACTTGTTTAAGGGCTTTATCCCTTTTAAGTCAGGCAAAGGTGTGCACTCATTAGGAACTGGAATCCTTAAAACATTAAAAAATGGAGCTAGTGAGTTTTTAAAAAGCATTCTTCCAGATGCCGGCATTTTCACAGCGGAGTCATATAAGGGGGCGACAGGTTCTGCTGAGGTTCAAAAATGGGTAACAGAAGCCGTTGGCATTGCAGGTGTACCATTCTCATGGGTTCCTGGACTGATCACTATTGCAATGCAAGAGTCTGGCGGGAATCCGAATGCAATTAACTTGTGGGACAGCAACGCAAAAGCGGGGCATCCGTCACAAGGACTGATGCAGACCATCCCAAGTACGTTTTCATCCAATGCGTTTCCTGGGCACAATAACATTTTGAATCCGATAGATAGCGTTTTGGCTGCAATCAATTACATTAAAAGGCGCTACAATGATATATCTAATCACCCAGGATTGAAATCAATGGCTCGTGGTGGCCCGTATGTGGGATACGCAAAAGGAGGGACTTCACCGGGACGCGGTGGTTCTAAATGGGCGATCCTAAACGAACGGGGCTTTGATGAGACTACGATTACTACAGACCCGACGTATCGGGAGCGTAACATCGGTTTATGGGCGCGTGTAGGACGCGAGCTTGGTGTTCTTCCATCACTTCAACAAGGCATGATTTCGAAAGCCCTTGTGTTGCTTCAAAAAGCTTCAATGGCTACAGCCGACAAAGCGCCACAGACCAATGTAAATGTTGACATGAGTCGTGTGGTTGATAATCAAGAGAAGCAAATCAGTATGATGGCAAAGCAGATTGATTTTCTAAATAAAAATGTGCAACTCTTGCAACAGATTTTATTAAAAGACAATAACACGTATATAGACGGGACAAGACTGGATCAAACCAGCGCAGACCGATATAACAAAAAACGTTACAGAAACGGGGGTAAGCCTGCATGGTAAAACTGTTTATTGACTTTAATAATGGACTAGGGGAGCAGAGCCTTGACAGCTTACTCCCTCAATTTGAAGTATTAAGCTTTTTGCCAGAAGCACCAAATATTAATCGAGAAACAATTACGATCCCTCGGCGGCACGGGCTTATTTTGCCGCAGCATCCACGCGATGTAACTTACGGGGAAAGAAAAATAGATGTTGAAATTTATTTGAATGCTCGTATACATGAGAATTTTTATATGTATCGGCATCAACTTTATGCACTACTGGTAAAGCCGTTCCCTTATTATATTTCTTCTGATCTTTTGCCGAATCGCCGTTTCTTAGTTACCTGTGATGGTAATTTCAGTATTTCAAAAGAGAAGGAGAAAACTTATAACGATTTTTCTGTTGAATTTACTAATATCACAGGCATGGCAGAGTCGAAATATACAACAAAAACGGCTCAGAATCTTGACGGTGAAAATTGGAATCATGGGATGAATCTCCGGTCGGACGATAACTTGGACTATTATTTCAAGAACAAAAAACGATTCTCTGTTTTTAATGCAGGAGACGTGCAAATCAATCCACTTGATCATGACTATAACGTTATTTTGAAAGCTGCAGGGAAAAATATCACTTTAATCAATCATACAAATGGTGAGAAATTAACGATTGAGCAGGAAATCAAAAAGACACAAGAAGTCTCTTTCTTGAAACAGTACACCATAATCAATAACAAACCGATTAAAACCTCTGGCCGTCTGCCGAGTCTTGAAATCGGATGGAATGAGTTTGAAGTTCAGAACACAAGTGACTTCACCATCGAATTCGATACTCGGCTTTATTATTTGTAAGAGGTGATGTTTTTTGGCTAAAGAAGATTTCATTAAACAAATAGCCGCCGACGCTCAAAGAGTTTATAAAAATCATCAAATCCTTGCATCTCTAATAATTGCACAAGGATGCCTTGAAAGCGCATGGGGAACGAGTGAACTTGCGACAAAAGGATACAACCTATTTGGCATGAAGGGTGAGTATAACGGGCAATATGTCACTATGATGACATGGGAAGTCATTAACGGTGAAAACGTTCAAGTGTCAGCGAAATTCAGAAAGTACCCTTCGTGGAAAGAGTCGATTGACGACTTAGCTAACTTGTATCTCAATGGTGTAAGTTGGGATAAGGACCATTACAGGGCAGTTGTCGGAGAGAAAGATTATCAAAAAGCTACATCTGCGCTCGTAAAAGCTGGATATGCAACTGATCCAAATTATGCAACAAAGCTAAATAGCATTATTTCTACGTATGGATTAACCAAATACGATACAACTGAGGGGATACCCGACAATCCGGATGAGCCAAGCAATCCTGATCCAATCATAGACCTTCCGAGCCAAGAGTATGATGGAAAAGATATCACGCTGAATCAGAGCCTTCCTAAAGATGTATATTTTCCTCAGTTGCATGTCGCAAGTCAGGACGATTCACAAGCTATTGAAGTCATCGGAGCAGACCCTGACTTATTAGACGATACGACAGGGAAAAAGGACATTGAATTTACGATCACAAGAACAGCAGATAATGGCACAGAATACGAATTGCTTGTAAATGACAATATTCTTTATCTTGATGAGAGGAAATTCAATCATCAAAAGTATTTCATCACAGATATAGAGATCAACCAAGAAGGAACACTTTCGAAAAAAGTAACAGCAAGCCACGTTTATGTTGTGACGCTAAATAATCACTATGTTGAAGATACGATAAGTGGGACGTTTACCGTCAGGAAACTGCTCGATTTTGTTTTTAAAGGTACAAAATTAAAGTACATCTTTAAAGACAAAGAAAGTGAGTTCTCTAGCGTTGAACAAGAGAATTTCGGTGACAAGTTCGGAAATGAGCTGATGGATGAAATCGTGGAAGACTATGGATTAGAATTAGATGTCGATAATTATAAAGTCTATGTCTATAAGAAAATGGGTAAGCGAATAAATCATACACTTGATACCCGTTACAACATGCCGGGTATCACAATCAAAACCTCCACTCAAGGGTGTTCCACAAGAGCGAGAGGTTTTGGTGCAATTAAAGAAAACAGCAGCACAGACAGCAAAAAAACGGAGTATGTTTTTGAGCCAGTGTTGTACAAGCATCCTGACGAAGATAAATTTTTGATTGATGGTATGCCAAGATGGGCGGAGCCATTGAGGGATGAAAGATATAAAAAAGCATCCAGTATGTTATCTGCATTAAAAAAGCACGTCAATCCATATCCACAGATGGAAATAGAAGTTGATTATGAATACATCTACGAGCCGAAGCTTTTAAAGATACAAGATGATTTTTGGAAGGGTGACACGCTTCATATTTTGGCTGACACATCATATGGCGTGACGTACGAAGATGATGTCCGTCTTTTGTCGATTCAATATAAGCCGTTGAATCCTTACGCAAAACCTACATTGACTTTTGCCAACTTCCGAAAAGATATTCAAGACATTCGGATGGAACAAGAAAAAAGATTAAAAGATCAAAAACGCTACATGCAAAAACTCAGAATGATGATCTAAGACACTCTTTCCTAGAGTGTTTTTTGTTTTATTTAGAAAGGAGAGTGATCTCATGTCATTCAGATTAATTAAAGATTATGACACAACCCGAAATGCAAGATATATCGCACAGCAAAGAGCGGACGCAGAAACTATAGAAGATGGGTTGAACAGTCTTGATGATGCGATTAAAACGCATAAAACGTCTCGAACGGCTCATACTTCCGATCAAATTACCCATAAAGGTTTTTCACTCCGAACATATGTTGAAAGCCTTTATAATCGTATGCGTAATTTGATTCTTAATGCTGACGGAACAAATGTAAAAGAGGTCGTCGATGCTCGTGTTGATACTGACGGCAATATTGCGCCCTTATTAAAAGAACGACTTGACCATGATTACATGAGATTGAATAATCGAATAAAACGTGTCGTTCATGTGGATGATTACGGAGCCGTTGCAGACGGATCGACAGACAGTTCCGATGCAATCGTGAGGGCCGTGGGTAACGGTAAAGTGAAAATTAAACTGGGACCGGGTGTCTATGTCGTTCGTGGTGTAAAGCTAAAAAGCGACGTCATCTTTGAGGGTGACGGAATGGATAATACCACTCTTATTCTTCATGATGAGACGCCATCAGATGAATGGGTGATTACGAACGCTGATCATCAGGGCGGTAACAAAAATATCGTAATTCGTGATATGACACTTGATTGGAATCGCGAACGGCAAAATGGAACTATGAAAGCCATGGGCGGAGTAAAATCCAGCTGCTTATTGTTAGCGCAAGTGAAAAACGCTTGGGTTCAAAGAGTTCGAACTGTAAATCCTGCTTTGCATGGAATAGATATTTCCGCACCTACTTACGATATATCGGATAGTGACTACACTAAAAACGGTTGCGACTCAATTTGGATTGATAGATGTATTTGTGAAGGATATGGAGACGATGGAATTACAACTCATTACAGCAAAAATATCTTCATCACAAACAATAGGTGTTTATATCCTTCCGGAACAGCCCATGCCCTCGGTAAAGCCAATTCAAACGGTATTGAAGTAGATGACGGCTCTAAAGACGTGTGGTTGTTTAACAATTATACGGAAGGTAATGTCCGCGGGGTGGAAGTAAAGGCGCATGCGAAGTGGCCGGCACCTTCTAACGTTCATGTTCACGGTCATTATTCATTTCGTGATGTGAGAGCATATGACATTCGTCATATCGGACATCATTATGCAAATGAGCCCTGGAGCGAAACAGCGCGCGATGTAACGATCGTTGATTGCACAGCGCGCGAACCGATTTATAACGACTTGTATGCCGGACTTGCTCCAAAGGCGCTTGTTATTTCGGCATACCAACGCGTCCTCGTTTCAGATTTCCGAGCTATTGGCGATCCGACGTACGACTATAAAGGTACGGATATAATTGCGTTCCAATATAAGGGCCGGAAGATCAACGTAAACGGATTGCAGATTTATGGGTTTGCAAAGGCTGGTTCGGATGTTCGCATATACGGCGGAGATCAGAGAGCAGATGACGTTCATATCTCTAATTTTGCGATCCATGATTCGGCACCTGTGGGTATTGGAATTGGCGGCGGCGTATACTACGTTACGTTAAGTAACGGTATTGTCCATACTAGAGGTGGAACAACTGGTATCACTTCTCCAAATAACCAAGCTACTATTATTGCGGTTCGCGCTGTTGGATACGCGGACGCAGCGGTATTAGCCGGACAAAAATACAAGGTTGTTCCGAATAACATCAAAGGCGGATTCCGCGCAGCCGCGAACACCGGATCTGCTTTGACCGATTCCAGCGCCATCATTGCGAACACCGGATCGGCTATCGCGAAGGGTGAACGTAACTTTATCGCCGGTAATGCGGGCGGAGCGTCTACCGAAGGTTCTCGGAATGGCGTTATGTTCTCTTATGATTCGCATACGACAGGAGACGGAGGTTCGTCCGGTGTTATGTTCTCACGCGCAACGAAGAACAGCAAATCTTATTCACTTGCGATGGGACATGGCACAGGAAATGCTTCTGAGTCGAACAAGAAAATCGAACTAAGCGCTGAATACGGAACAGTTCGAGCAACCGGTGCAGTCGAAAGCACATCAAACCTTAAAGATTTCGCGGAGTATTTTGAATCGATAGACGGCAAGAAAATCGAAGCTTCGTACCTAGTTGCGTTAGATGGCGATAAAATCCGGAAGGCGGATAAAGGCGATAAGATTTTGGGCGTTGTTTCTAAGACGGCGGGATTGGTACTCGGTGGATCGGCGTTCTATTGGAATGATCGTTACCTACATGACGAGTTCGGCGGACTTATCTATCATGAAATCGTTGAGGATGGACGTACAGTGACCGTACCTGTCGAGAATCCGGACTATGATCCGACGGTTGAATACACCCCGCGCGAAGAACGAGACGAATGGCACGTAATCGGACTAATCGGTCAAGTTTATGTGCGTATTGACGAGACAGTATCGGTAGGCGATAGCGTATCTGCTATTAAGGGAATAGCGACAAAAGCGGAATCAAACGGATATGGAACGGTCATGAAAATAAAAACGTCTTATGACGCAGAAAAAGGCTATGGTGTAGCGCAAATGATCGTTACGCCGCAGCACTAGGAGGTTCGATAATGATTTATAACGACGCATCTTTATCGTTTGAAGTTACATCGCGATCCAAAACGAGCATACACACGAATATTCAATTTAGTACGCAGGACATCGATACAGCACGACTGATATTTTCGTTATCGAAAAACGGGGTTCCTCTACCCCTGTCAGCCGTTAGCGGGAAGATTGTAATGCATATGGCGGATGGGAGCCAGTTTATAAAAAACATAGAAATCGTTGGTGATCCGATTAATGGCGTCGCACAGTACGTATTGACTGCAGACGAAGTTAAACACTACGGAACGGTCAATGCGGAGCTAAATTTGCATTACGCAAATAAGCAGGCGCTATCTGTCCATAAGTTTTCATTCGTGATTGACCGCGCGTTAATAGACGCTGACATCATCCCAATCTCCGAGTATTACATCGATGATTTCGAATCGTTGCGCGCTAAGATTAACGAACTTTATGATGAAGTTATTGACACAGTCGAAGATTTGCGTAAGAAATTCGAGGATCTCGAAAACGTCGAAACAAAGGCAGGCGCCCAAGAAAAAGCGGACGCAGCCGAAGCTAACGCCAAAGCCTATACGGACGCGCACGCGAATAATAAAACGATACACATTACAGCAGACGAACGAACGGATTGGAATGCAAAGGAGACGACATCGGGATCGCAAAATAAAGCGAACAAAGCGTTAATCGACGCAAAATCCTACACTGATACGCATGCGTCCGATGCCGTCAAACACATAACGGCTGATGAGCGAACAAAGTGGAATAAGGGTCAACTGTATAAATTGACACAAGATAACGGTACGCGAATCTTTATTCCTGAGGGTACTGATTTATTAACTTTACCGTCTGGTTTTTATTACGGTGCCAATAATAAACTGCTTAACAACCCCGATCCTAATGATGCTGGATGGTTCAATTATGACATTATGGGTGGAAACTCTGGAAGAAAAACAATTTTGGCCACAGCAAGTTATAACAATAAGATGTGGATCGCAGCCATCCATACAAATGGTGACTTTAAGGGTTGGAAAAGACTTATTACGGATGCCGACACAGTAGTTTCCTGGCAAACCCCATCACTGCTAAATGGGTGGGAGCAATATGACACAGATCAAAAGGTTCGATTCAGCAAAAACGTTCTCGGAGAAGTAGAAATCATAGGGGCTATAAAAGGAGGAAACATTGGTATTGACGTTTCGGTGTTTAATCTTCCAGAAGGGTTCCGGCCATTGCAACCGTCACATTTCATAGGTGTAGCTTCGAGCAGTGGGATGGGGTCTGGGCCACAATTTCACAGAACTTTGGTAGATACAGACGGAAAGGTTTGCATTCAATCTTGTTCAAACACAGTTAAACCTAATGCGTTTATCGTTTTAGGGTTTAAATTTAAGTCGGCTTAGGAGGGATAACAGTGAAATGGGTTTACAAATATGATGAGAATTTCATTTACCTGCCAGGAGAAGAAATACAGGTTAGGGAAGACGCTGAGATACCGGAATTTTTTACCGAAATAAAGCCGCCTGATGGTCTGTACTTAGCGAAACTTGATCTTGAGAAAGGGATATGGTTTGAATCGGCCACCAAAGAATACATTGATAGTTTGAAGCCCCCGCCACCCCAACCATCAGAGCTAGACAAGCTTAAAAAACAAGTATCTGATCTCATGTTCAAACTGTTAACAGGTGGTGTGATTAAATGATCGATTGGTACGAATTAATAAAAGGGTATTATGACGACAAACTTTGGACTCCTGAAATGGTCAAGGAAATGATACCGATAGGGATTTTAACGCCAGAAGAATATCAAGAAATAACAGGTTTTATTTATCCGGCAACGGAGCCGGCTGTTGTCGTAGATTTAGGAAGTTAACCAACACCCAGAGAGGTGTTTTTATTTTGCCTCTAAGGAGGTGATAACAAGAAATGGAGGAAACGAGTGTGTTTATTAACTTTGATACATTGGATTTAGCGAGAGTTTACCTGTTTGGGGGTGTGAAGTACCTTGATTTACTGCTAGTTCTCAGCATTATCGACGTAATAACAGGTGTGATCAAGGCATGGAAATTTAAGAAGCTGCGGAGCCGAAGCGCTTGGTTTGGTTATGTCCGGAAAATGCTTAGTTTTCTGGTGGTCATCTTGGCAAATATCATTGATACAATCCTCAATCTGAACGGTGTCCTGACATTTGGAACCGTTCTTTTTTATATCGCAAATGAGGGGCTTTCCATTACGGAGAACTTGGCACAGATCGGCGTTAAGATTCCGGCCGCCATTACTGACCGGCTTCACGTAATCGAAAATGACAACGAACAAACAAATGAAAAGGATGAACAGGCTGCTGGATAACCCGGTGGCTTTTTTATATTAAAAATAAAGGAGAGAACACTCATGACAATCTTAGTGAAAAAGAATCTTGTATCAGAAGCAAAATACGCTTTGAAATGCCCGAACTATATGGACGCTGAATACATTACCATCCACAATACAGCAAATGATGCATCAGCTGCTAACGAGATCAGCTATATGATCGGGAATACAAGCTCGACAAGCTTTCACTTTGCAGTCGATGACAAAGAGGTGCGGCAGGGTATCCCTACAAATCGTAACGCATGGCACACAGGGGACGGCACCAACGGCAGCGGGAACCGTAAGTCGATTGGTGTCGAAATTTGTTATAGTAAATCGGGAGGCGCTAAATACTATGCTGCTGAAAAATTGGCTATTAAATTAGTGGCGCAGCTGCTCAAAGAGCGGGGTTGGGGTATTGATCGAGTTCGGAAGCATCAAGATTGGAGCGGAAAGTATTGCCCGCATCGCATCTTGTCAGAAGGGCGCTGGGATGAAGTCAAAGCGGCTATTGATGCTGAATTAAAAGCGCTTGGCGGCAAAACATCAAGTAAGAAAACAACTTCATCTAAGACGGTGAAAAAACCAAGCTCAAGCAAAAAGAAATCATCCTTTAATCTGCCAACAGGCATTTTTAAAGTGAAAAGCCCATTGATGCACAGCGATGCCGTTAAGCAGATCCAAACAGCCCTGTCGGCAGTGCATTTCTATCCGGATAAGAAAGCCAAAAACTTTGGTATTGATAGCTATTACGGACCGAAAACAGCTGATGCAGTAAGACGATTCCAGCTGATGAACGGCCTTTCTCCCGATGGAATTTATGGACCGAAAACGAAAGCGAAGCTCGAAGCAAAGTTGAAATAAAAAAGAAGAGCCCTTATCCTGGGGCTCTTACAAACTTAATTCTTTTTGATTTATATAATTTAGACATACATTATAACAGTCTTCAATGTGAGATTTTCCAAGGCTTTTCATTGCGAAAAAACTAATTGATCCAGATGCGACTTGACCTACAACAGGGATAAACTTGGCTGTGCTTTTAGTTGCAATTTTTTTCAACCCAATCTTTTTGAGTAAGGTTGTAATTGTTTTTTTAGAAACCATTTTCCCAATCATTTCACTGCCAATGGATGTTGCTAAAACGAGTATCATTTTTTTAGACTCGACATCTAATTGTTCAATCTGTTCTTCACTTAAACCAAATTTTCTATTAATTTTCGGAATTAACTCCATCATAATAGCTACGTCAGTTCCTACGTCAACACCTGGTACCGGTATTGCTCCAGCGAGACCAGAAGCGGTTGCTCGTTTGTTAACCATTTTTAGGCAATCTTTTTTTATTTTGTCCAATTCTGCTTTGGATGACGGTATCAATTTACTTCCTCCTAATTACTTGCTCATGTCCTGTTATTGTTACTATCGGTTAAATACTTCAAATTATTAGCATTTTTTGATCAAGAGAGAGTATTTTTTTGTTATATCTATTGACTATAGTAAACAGATATTGTATAATTAGAGTATAGAAAGGAGGTGCTGAAGTGGACGAGGTGAGAAACTGGATTCTTGCTATCGCTGGTATCGTGACCATCATAAAACACATCTACGACATATGGCAGAAGGAAAGCGAAAAGCATAGCAAGAAAAAGAAAAAGCGCTCCCGCCGGACAAGCAAGAAGCGCTGATACTAGTGAGACAAGGGGAGAAATCCCCTTGCTCATACCATTATATCACGTCCACGATAGTATGAAAAAATATTTTAAGCAGTACAGTACAGGTGACTTTGCCGTTTTGCTCATTTTGGTTGCCGGGATCGTCGCAATTGATCTGACCGATGAGGGTATGTCAGGAAAGATTGCGCATACTGTATTGATGATAGCCGTTGTTATTACCTTGTTAAAAGGATTCATTATGATGTGGAGAGAAAGCCGACATGAAAGAAAGCGAAAAAATTAAGTTTATCCAGGAAGAAGTTTTGACTGCAGCGGAAGCGGGGGAACTGCTTGGAGTTACCCGGCAGCGTTTAAGCACCCTTGTGACATCTGGAAAGCTCAAGCCTGTTAAAAAGGTTGGGACAGTCGCATTGTTTTTGCTTGGACATGTACAAGCTCTAAAAAAAGAATTAGAAGCTGGCCGGAAAAAGTACCGACCGTATGATGAATGATGCCCTTCTCGAGACGAGGAGGGTTTTTGTTTGTCCTACGTTTGCCACTTAACTAAAAAAACTCCTTAAAAATATCCAAATTTTTCATTGTTTTGGTGTATAATTGCATTAAAAACGAAAAAGAGGGGTATACTTGCAGTCAATCCAGAATATATCACTTATAAAAGACATCGTAACTTTACCGAAGGATTCATTAGTTGATATTTGTAAACAAGCTGGTTTGCCTACTGAGGGAACTATAAGCGACCTATCCAGCAGAATTTGGGAAGAAATAAAGGGAGATAGAGAGGTTCAAGATGAGGTATTAAGCGTTGTAAAGTCAAGAATACTTTCAGGGAAAACGACTGTAACGTGGTATAAAGCTGAAGGTTCACTTTTAGGCGCAAAAGACCTTATAATCAATAATTTAAGTTTTAATCCATTTCAGACAGTAAATTTACCTGATCGGAATGAACTTACAAATGAACCAGTGTTATTTGCTGCTGCTGAAGGCAGTAATGAGAGTGAATATTATTTAAGATTTATTTATAAATCAGGAGTAGTTAGGGACTACTATAGTGAAGTTGAAACTAGACCTTTAACTAAAATGTGTACAGTTTATGTTAATGAAGAAAAGGGAATTGTTGAAATAAGAGCAGACCATAAAGCATCGAAAGAAATCACTTCAGTCCTTTTTAATTTACTAAGACAAGAAAATTTCATGGAGCAACAACGTGTTTTAGCTCCTTTTGGTGATGATATTGAAAAACTTGCTGATGCACTCGATGGAGAAGTAATAGATACAATATCTAAGCCTGAATATTTATTGGAAGAGTTTTCAGACGAGCAAGAAGAAGCGACAGTCAACATTTTAGCAGCTTTGGATGAATTTTTTGGAGAGAATGATTTAGAGAAATTAAGTCATAATTTAGAGCAAGCTCAAAAAACTTTTGGGGAGAACTTATTGGAAACACCTTTTACGGCAATAATCCTAACAGGGCTTCAAAAGGTATCTATGGGATCTAATAAAGAGTTAAGAGGTCAGCCTCTTTATGATTTCTTGAGACCTTATTTACAACACCAGACTGGATTTATTCGCTTTCCTTTTAAAGAACCGGAAACTGGTACTGTTGAACAGTATACTATTAGGGTAGGAACAAGTGTGAATAGCATTTATTTCGTTAAACCGGCTACAGAAAATGTAATGAATTATGTGCGCGAAAGAATAGTTATATGATATTATTAACTCAGCTTTTAAACTGAAGGAGGGATCTGTTATGTCGGATAAATGGGAAGTTGATTATTGGATTGAAGATAAAGCCAGCTCAATGATAAAAAGCTTTTATCCCACTATCGTATCTCGGGACACAGATATTCCCCTTTCCGTGGTTTTCGGAAGACTATTAGAGTTATCGAAGGATAGGAAGTTGAACTTAAAATGGGAAGTAAGGTGTCCTGAATGCCATTTTACGTTAGCGACTTTAGATGATTTCCCTGATTTAGTTAATGGGAAGACTGTTTATTGTAATGAACTTTGTCATGAAGAGCATGAAATAACAGCTGATTGCATTTTTCCGGTTTTTGAGTTTTCTCCGGAATATAAAACATCGATAAAAAAAAAAGCAATGGCACTAAAACGAGAAAAAGATATAGAAATAGAGGACAAGGTACTAGTCCCGTGTCTATCATAGATGATGGATTGTTTGATCAAGACGCAGTGAATATTCTTAAGCAAATGTCACCAAATTTTGATAAGGCTTTAGATAATGGGTTATTGCCAAATATTACTATGTATTTTGGGGGAAATCATATGAATGATCATAGAAGTATCGGCGATGTTAGTGTTAACGGAGACAATGTTAATGTAATGGGAGATCATAACCAATTCAATAAAGTAACGGGTGCAGACCCACAAGATGCTAATAAAGCATACGAAGAACTTTTAACTCAAATTGAAAAAATTCAAGATGAGAATATACGAAATCTGACGAAGAATATTGCAAAGGAACTAAAAGAGGCAATAGATCAAAAAGATTCAAAAAAAGGTAAAAATCTAATCCCAATGATACAAGGAGCTATCGGCACTGTTGGATCATTAACGACAATCGCAAGATTTTTTGGTTTGACAATATAAGCTCACTTATTTGTGAGCTTTTTTATTTATATTATCCACTTTCTTTCTTTTTTATCCCACTTTAATTCACCTTTCATCATTAAGCTTTTCACAGCTGCACGTATATCCTCTTCACTCTTTCCTGTTTTCCTTTTCAAATCGTCCAGAGTTGGATTCTTTCCATACAAGTGCATGTTCACTATGATCTGATATACTTTCCGTTCAAAATCAGTCATTTGATCATCTCCTACAAGGATCATATTCGAACGTAAGTTCCTTTGTCAATAAGTTGGATTTGAGGACAGATGGGGACGAATTGGGGACCAACTTCCTCATTTTTAATCAAAAAAGAATATTTTCAATCAGAAACTTATGTAAGAAAACCCTATAAAATAGGGTTTGAGAATAAAACGTCTGTTCGCATCAGAAACCCATCTCCACACTGGCAGCGTAGAGGTCAGGGGTTCGAGTCCCCTTGGCTCCATACTAATAAAGCTTGATTTAAAGCCATTCTTGAGACTTTCAGGGATGGTTTTTTATTTGCTCTAAACTTGATTGGCAACAAAACGGCAACATTTGTGTCTGAGTTTTTAAAGTGGCAACACGGTATCTTAGTTTAAGAAAAGAAAACGAAAAAAAATAACCCCCATCATAGGAGGTCACAGTTTTATTGAACGCTGCATGTTAACAAAAATCTGATATAATTTGCGTTCGAAATCTGTCATGTTCATCTGTGTTACCACCCGATTTTATTCACAAGACATTCCGACAGGCGGATCATAGTATGTACCAACTGGAGGATCAAGTTTGTTTTTCAAAAATCTCAGCTCCTTTATTTGAATAAGTTTCTCATAAGCTTGTTGGTCGCTTTTCCGGCTGCACGGCGAGCCACTCTTTTTCCTAATGTGCCGTTTTTTGCTGCTTGAACATCCCCTAAAAGTTTAGCAGACTTGTAGAGTGCTGATCTTATTTTATTAATGTTCAT